TGAGCGAGATGCAGTACCCCCTCGGACAGCCCCACCGCACGCCCGACGACTACTGGTGCGCCTTCCTGCTCCAGCTCGACAAGTGGGAGCTGACCGACGACCTGACGAAGCTCGACGACCCCGAACTCTTCAAGAAGGTGAACCGCTCCATCGGCACCACCGTCCAGCCCACCTACTACCGCGAGCGACTGCACGAAGCCGCCACCGGCACCGAGGACACCAAGCAGGAGGTGCTGACGAAGGACTTTAATATGTGGCAGACGGGCAAGGTGACGAAGTGGATCACCGGCGACCGCATCCGACCGCTACAGGTGGCGAAACGCATCACCGATTGCCGCTATCAGGATGGATGGCAGAAGATATTTGTTGGCTGTGATTTTAGTCACGGCGACGACCTCTTTGCGCACGCTTATCTGGCCGTGAATTACATCCCCACCGCCACACCGCAAGGCCACATCTTTGCCGACTGTGATGCATGGATTCTGGAGAAGGCACTGAACGACAGCCCGAACCGTCCGCTCTATGAGCAATGGATAAAGGACGGATGGTTGCACGTATGCCCCGGCGAGGTGTTTAATCCTGCCTACGCCATCAACCGCATTGCGCAGTTGGCCTACGAGAGCAACGAGCAGGGCGACATCGACTTTATGCGCCCACGGCTCAACTTCCACTCGTTTGGCTACGACCCTGCCCAGAGTATCGACCCCATCAACCAACTGAAGGCATGGCTCCAGACGGCACTACTCCACCGCAGCCCCGATGCCAGCCCGAAGGACTTGGCCGACATCATCCAGGCGATGGTGATACCCGTGAGCCAGTCGGCCATGAGTCAGACACCCATCATCGGCCACCTCGAAACGCTCATCCTGAACAATCCACCGCTGATAGAGTTCTCACCCAGTCCGCTGTGGCCATGGTGCTTCGGCAACTGCGCCGTGGAGATGGGCAACAACGACTTGCGCCGCATCGTGAAGGGCAGCGGACAATTCAACAAGATTGACGTGGTGGCCGCCCTCGAAGATGCCATGCACCTGTTCGACGTTGCCGAGGGCAGGATTGAGCAGTAAAACTTTCAAGTGTTAGAAGAATTGGAAAGAATTAGAGAATTATATGAAAACAGCAGCTTACATCATCATGCTTGCGCTTTGCGCTGGCATCGTAGTAATGAACTACAAATTGAACGGACAGCCCCGAAAGGAGCAAGTGTATAACTATAAAAAAGGAATTGTGAGTGCAACAATTATCGCTGTGCTTGCGTCGCTGATTTATTGGTTATGACATAAAGGAAGTAATGCGGTTCGATTCCGCTCGCTGACCGAGGTTTGGTAAGTGGCAAATTCGGGTTCGATACCCGATCATCGCAAGATGGGATGGTGCGTATTGTCGGTCAATTTAATATTAAAAATAAAAAACAAAAGGAATTATGACAGAGCAAGAATTTGACAGTCAGGTGTGGCGGCGGTTCGATGTTGTGACCACCGACACGGGCATTGAGACAACGGTGATGAACATTTGCTTCTCGACGCGCAGCGTGCGCATCTTCGTGAAGAACGCACCGCCGGAATGGATGCCGTGCAAGCGTATCGAGAAGCACACGACGCGCAAAGGTGGCGACGCCGACGATCTCACCATCATCGAGGAACTGCACAACCGCATCCTAAAACAGAGCGAACAGATCGAGCGACTGAAGAACGAGAAGGCCGCTATCACTGAGAAGATCAGCAAGAACTACCCCGCCGAACTCCTAAAGGCCGTGAACGCCATCAAGGAGGGGCTGACGGAGAAGAAACACAAGATCGAGAAAATCGAGAAAGGTCTGGCGACCTTAGACGATATCTTTTCAAAATTAACAAATTAAAAACAAAACATTATGTACGAGAACACAACCTACAAGGCTTTCGTAGCCGAGACAGCTGCCAAGATTGCAGCAGAGATCAGTGCAAAGTTTGTAACCGCTCAGGACACTTCACTCCTGGTCAAAGACGAGCTCACGCAGCACAACATCGCCGTGGCTTCCATCAGTGTGGCCGACAAGTTGGCCGGGAAGCTCGAAGACTGGTGGCAGGCGAGGGGCGATCACAAGACCGTGATGTTCGACCCAGCCGACTCGCTGACATCGAAGATAGAGGGCGAACTGAGCGAAATCGCTGACAACATCGAAAGCATTTGCGACCAATTCCGAGGAGGTCTGAGCGTGAACATCATGAGCGAGGACGATTAATTTTATTTGGCACGGATTCCACGGATTTCTTGGACGAGCCAAGCGGCAAAGCCGAGCGACACGGATTCCGTGCCTAAAATAAAAGAATGTAATTATGATAGTACAATCGATGAATCCCGAAGAGGTGTATCGGGAAATAGACAAGGATATGGCAGAGGTGACTGACTGGTGGAGCCGGAAGCGTAAGACGCTCTTCAATATCGCCAAGTGGACCGTCAAACTGCCACGCACGACATGGTATGAATATGAGAGCAGCCGCAAGAACCGCTATCTGGTGCTGAGTATCATCATGGGCAGGAAGTACAACGACGAGAGTATGACAGGGCTGATGGCACTTCAGAAGATGGAGAAAGGCTTTGCCGTTTATGTGTCGAAATTCCCCTGGCAGCGCATAGCTGCTCCGCATGTGTTCCTTCCGCACGTTTTTGACCGCTATCACGACCCTGACCGTGGCAATGTGCAGAAGACTGGCATCGAACTCATCAAGCACTTCATGGAGAGAAATTCTTACGGAGAGATTTCTCGCGGTGACAAGTTTTCAGGGCGCAGTGTGCGGTACAAGGGCCGTGACAATCTGGCCAAGTGTGTCACAGACGGAGTACTGCTTGGTGAGATTGTGGGCGATATATTCGTGGCTCACACCTTCATTACCTACGAGATGGCGACGGGACTCCAGCGCGAGGAGTTTGAGAAGAACAAGGGCATGATCCTGAGCAATGAGGAAATCATGCGTCGTGCCAAAGAGTCGTGGAAGGAGGAATTGCGCCTGATGCGTGAAGAGGCGATGGTAGAATGTGTGCGAATGTTGAATCAGTAAACCTCGGGCGAGGTTTAGCAAGTATTATGTATCTTAAATGAAAGCGTATGGCAACAATGACATTCGGTAATCCCAACGATAACTGGCGCAATCGTCAGGATTATTATGACCGCAGGGATTCGGAAAGCGGCGAGGTAATTAAGCAGATCGTGAAGACACTCCTGGTGTGCCTCGCCTTCGCCCTGTTGGGCTGGCTGCTGTCGGGGTGTACGACTACAAAGTATGTGCCGGTCATTGAGCACACGACGGACACACTGGTGCAGCGAGTGGTGGAGCGCGACTCGATCCACGTCCACGACAGCATCCGAGTGACCGAGAAGGGCGACACGGTGAAGATAGAGCGGTGGCACATCCAGTACCGCGACCGCTGGCACCACGACTCGGTGTACGTCGCCAAGCACGACACCATCCCGCAGCCGTACCCAGTGACCGAGTACGTCGAGCGCAAGCGCACGAAGTTCGAGTGGATGCTTATCATCATAGGAATCGCTGCCCTCTTCGGCGGCATTCTGTGGCTGGCAAACAAGGTCAAGAAGTATTTAATTATTTGATGCTATTTATTTGTTATTTTTACGCATGCAGTGAGGCACAAGCGACCCCGTGAGGGCGAGCACATTTTATAGTAAACTAAAACGTCCCCCGGTGGTCACAACAGCCATCGGGGATTCTACTACGAATTACACGAATTTTACGAATTTTTGAACGAATTATGGATTTCCTGAGAATAGATTTAATAAAGACGCATTGCCGAATTGAGGGCTACAGCGAAGACCCAGACGAGCAGCGCAAGATTGACAAGACAATCAAGAAATGCGCCAACCTTGCAGAAGGGATTGTTTACGAGCATATAGGCAAGGACTATCCTGCCATCATGAAGGAATATGGCGAGATACCTACTCGGATAATGCAAGCGGCATTGATGGCGACAGCGGACATGATATTAGAGCGCGACCCTAAAGAGAACTACGCTTTCAAGATGATACTGAAACCATATAAGAAAGAACAATGACACTTGACAACATCTACAACATGGACTGCCTGGAGGGGATGAAGCAGATTCCCGACGGAACGATTGACGCGGTGATTTGCGATTTGCCGTATGGGACAACACGCAACCAATGGGACAGCGTGATACCACTCGACAAGCTGTGGGCAGAGTACCGACGCATCATCAAGGAACGTGGTGCAATCGTGCTATTCAGTCAGCAGCCGTTCACGTCGGCACTCATAATGAGCAATCCGCAGATGTTCAAGTACGAATGGATATGGGAAAAGGAAAACGGCTCGGGATTCCTGAATGCGAACTATTGCCCGATGAAAATACACGAGAACGTCCTCGTGTTCTCGAAATCGGCTGCGTGTTTCGTCAAGAACCCGACCGATGCCATGATATACAATCCGCAGTTTCGCAAAGGTCGGGCATATCGCAGTAAGGCAATATCTACAAGCAAGAATTACGACGCGAAAGCCTACAAGCCATTTGAGACTATCAACGACGGAGAACATTATCATCCTATCGACATCGTACAATTCAATCGTGACCCCGACGCATGGCACCCCACCCAAAAGCCCGTTGACCTGTTGCGCTATCTCGTTCTGACCTACACCAACGAGGGCGACACGGTGCTCGACAACTGTATGGGCAGCGGCACG